ACCCGAAACTAATGACAGCGGTGCTGAAGAAGATCCTGCCCGATGTTCGGCACACCGAAATCGACGTCAATGTAAACACCCATGACGATTGGGTTACATTGATGGAATCTGATCCTAATTACACATTAGATATATCAGACGACGACGATGGTGAAAAAGGCGGATCTAAAAAAACTGAAGTACCGGCGCCAGCTAGCAAGAAACTTAGAGCTATACGCTAGCCTATTTCTAAAAATCCGCACCAAAAGCGGCACGATAGCGCCGTTTATTTTCAATTCCGCCCAGCAACATCTTCATAAAAAACTCCAACATCAAAAACGTCTAACCGGAAAAGTTCGAGCCATTATTCTAAAGGGCCGCCAACAAGGATGCTCCACCTATATCGGCGGGCGCTATTATCATATAAGCACGCACCACCACGGCTTTCGCACCTATATCATGACCCATGAGAACGAAGCGACCATCAACCTTTTCGACATGGTCACCCGTTATCATGAAAACATGCATCTGGATTTCAGACCACGCACCGGGGCATCCAATAGAAAGGAACTTTTATTCGACAGCTTGGATTCAGGTTACCGGGTCGGCACGGCTGGGACGAAGGGGACGGGCAGGTCCTCTACCATCCAGCTATTCCACGGATCGGAAGTGGCTTTCTGGCCCCACGCGGAAAGCCACGCCGGTGGCGTTCTTCAGGCAATTTCCAAAGAGCCCGGCACCGAAGTAATCTTGGAATCAACCGCCAACGGTCTTGGAAATTATTATCATCAGCAGTGGTGTGAGGCAGTGGCGGGCACCAGTGAATATATCGCAATTTTTATCCCGTGGTACTGGCAAAAGGAGTACGCAAGCGAACCTACCGAAGACTTTGAGCTGAACGAAGAAGAGATGATCTATCGGGATCTTTACAGTTTGACGCTCCGTCAAATGCATTGGCGCCGGAATAAGATCATCGAACTAAAGGACCCGCTTCTTTTCAAGCAAGAATACCCAGCTACCGCAAGTGAAGCTTTCCAGACCACCGGCGTTGAATCCTTCATCCGAACCGAATCCGTCCTAAACGCCCGCAAACAACCCCAATACCGAAGCTACGGCGCCGTTGTGGCCGGATTCGATCCGGCACGAGACGGTGAGGATCGGGACGCCTGGATTTATCGCCAGGGCCTCAACGCGTTCGGGCTCGAATACAGCGAGATGAAAGATTTTCCGTCAAAGTGCGCCTATTGCCTGCGCAAGCTCAAGGGGGCGCCTTACATCGACATGCTGTTTCTGGATTACGGCGGCGGCGGTTGGGAGATCGCAGGAGTGCTTCGGGATGCCGGATTCGGGGACCGCATCATGGTCGTAAATTTCGGATCGGCGGCGGACTATACCGATGCCTATTACAACAAGCGGGCCGAAATGTACGGTTTGATGCGCGATTGGCTTTACGACAAGAACGAAACCCCATCAATCCCCGATGATGATGCCCTGCACGCCGATATTGTGGCCCCCACCTACAGCTATGACATTAGGTCCCGGATCAAACTTGAACGAAAAGCGGACATCAAGAAACGCGGGCTTAAAAGTCCGGACGGGGGGGATGCCCTTGCCATGACGTTCGCCTATCAGATTGAGCGTTCCCGCGTAACCACCGGAACGGAAAAGACAGACCGTTGCAATACTAAATACGACATCTTTGGAGACATTTAAAAATGTGCCTAAGACCCCCGAAAATAAACACGCCGGAACAAGCGCCGGTTGAACAAACGCTGGAGGAAAGAAAGGGCCGCATCAACGCCGATGAGGCCCGCAGGCGTCGACTTGCCTCATCAGGGCTTCAGTCCACAATTCTAACTGGTCCGTCTGCTTCCAGCGGTGCGGGCAAAACCAAGATGGGGCAATGATATGCCGGACATTAAGCAGATCCTAAAACGCATCAGCGCCCTTGAGATGGAATTCGAATCTTGGAAAAGCCATTACAAAGACATCAGCGAATATATCATCCCGCGTAAAGGGCGCTTTTTAGACCGGGATACCAAGCCCAACGATGGAAAAATCAGACACCGCAGCATTATAGACGGCACGGCTTCACGAGCGCTTCGAATCCTTGCCGCAGGCATGCAGAGCGGATTGACCAGCCCATCCCGGCCATGGTTCCGGCTGGGCATCCACGACAAGGACGCCGAACAGCACCCGGATGTAAAATACTGGTTGGATCAGGTTCAGCGGAAAATGTTGCACATTTTTCAGCGTTCAAATCTGTATACCTCCACCCATAGTCTTTATTACGAGCTGGGGGCGTTCGGGACGGCCGCAATGGCCATTGATTCGGATTATGAAAGGGTTCTGAGATGTTATCCTTACACTGCCGGTGAGTATTATCTCACAATGGGAGAGGACCTACGCATCAATGGGATCTTTAGAATCTATTGGTCCACGGTTCGAAACGTGGTCAACACTTACGGCATCAAAAAGGTGAGTGACAGCACGAAAAACATGTTCGAAAACGGCAACGGAGATACGTGGCTAAGATTGGTTCATGTGATCGAGCCAAACGAAGATGCGATCGCCGGAAATCCAATGGCCCGCTTTAAGCCGTGGGCATCCCTTGTATTTGAACACGCCAACCACTCCGGCAACTTCTTGAGCCAATCGGGTTACAACTCATTTCCCGTCATGGCCCCCCGGTGGACCGTCACGGGCACCGACATATACGGCCACAGCCCGGCCATGGAAACGCTGGGCGATGTGCGCATGCTCCAGAAAATGCAGCTTAAAAGCCTGCAGGCGCTTGATAAAATGGTGGACCCGCCCATGGTGGGACCCGTCACCATGAAAGCCCGTGGCGCCAATCTGGTGCCGGGCGGATTCAATTACACGGATCAAGCCGGTCAAACCTTTGCGCCCGCCTTTCAAATCAACCCTGATTTCAAATCCCTGGAATACAAAATCGAGCGGGTCCAACAAGCGATCAAGGAAGGGTTTTTCGCGGATCTTTTCCTTATGATCGCAAACGGCCCCAGCGACATGACCGCCACGGAAGTGGTCCAGCGCCATGAAGAGAAGTTGCTCATGCTGGGACCGGTCATTGAACGCATTCAACCCGAATTATTGGATCTGATCATTGATCGAACATTCGACCTGATGGTGGACGCTTATCCGCAACTCATCCCCCCGGTGCCCGAACAGATCCAGGGGCAACCCCTTGAAATCGAATATATCTCAATTTTGGCCCAGGCCCAAAAGATGGTGGGCGTGACCGCCATTGAGCAGATGGCCGGATTCGTCGGCAACCTGGCGGGCGTGATGCCGGATGCCGTTGACAAATTCGATCAGGATGAAGCCGTCACCCAATACGGTGACAAGCTGGGCATTCCGTCTAAGATCATTCGAAGCGATGAAGATGCCGAAGCGATCCGGGCGGAACGTCAAAAACAGATCCAGGCCCAACAAATGTTGGAACAGGGCCAAGCCCTGGCCCAAGGGGCCAAGACCCTGTCGGATACCGACATGGGCGAAAACAATGCCCTTAACGCCCTGATGGGGCAAAGCTCGAATAACTCATTACCACCGCTACCGTAAGTAAGGCGGCCCGAAAGGACTACACATGTCAAAGCCCGATAAAAACAAAAGGCCCGATAAGTTCAACGATGTTGAGATCGAACCGGAATTAGACCCGGAAGAAAAAAAAAGACAGCTCATTGAACAATACCGCAAAGCGGCCCGAGCACAGGAGTTGGAAGACATCAAGTTTCTTGTCCAAAGCGAATCCGGCTTGCGTGTCTTACGTCGAATAGTAGCAATTACAGGCGTTTTTACGACCAGTTTCCGAGCTGATGAAAACGACCGCATGACGGCATTCAGAGAAGGCGGGCGCAATGTGGCCCTGATTCTCGTAAGCGATGTGGCCGAAATCGCCCCCGCAAAACTAAATGTCATCTTCCAACCCGAAAGGACCCAGCGCAATGACGGAGCAAAACAGTAATAACGAACCCGTCCGGGAAGGCCAGGACGGGCAAACCGGCGCCGGTTCCGAATCCGGCCAATCCAGCCAAACTCAAACATTAAGTTCGCCGGAACC